TCAGTAGGTACCGTAGTTTGTGCCGTTACGGGCATCCAAGACGTATCGCGCCGCAGAGCCCGATGCATCGAGAATCGAAACGTAATACACCAATGCGCCGTTGTCCCGGCAGACATTGACCTTGAGCGGATCGCCATAGAGCCCCGCCGCCGCGATGGCGTCCTTGATGGGCAGGATCTGGCCGGCGAGTACGGCATTGCGCGTCTCGCCCGGACCCAGGCAGTCGGCGCTGCCGCCATATTGGGCCTGGGCCGCACTGGCGGAAAGCACCGCCGCGAGGGCGATACCGGCAACAAGACGCAGAAGGGGCGGGATCATGTTTTTCATGACAGGCTTTCTAGCGCCGGTCATCTGAATGCAACATGAATAATCCCGCCCGATTTCGGCATTCAGGCGTTGCCAATCTCCGTATTCAGTCCCCTGCGCAGGAACAGGATGGCCAGCGCCTCCATGAGGAGTTGACCGCCGGCATGCGGATCGAATGCCGGCACCTCGACGCCCAGGATCTGAGCGATCCCGGTCAGCGCCATGATCAGAGCAACCAGATAGGTGCGATAACCAGCCAGAAAAGACATATCGTTTCTCCTTGGAATGGATGATTTTTCTCGTGCGGTGAAGGGCTTGCAGAGAGCCAACGCCGCCTCCCTCGTGGCTTTCACACGGTTGAGCCAGCCCCTGCCGAACACCGCGAACGCGGCCAGTTTGCGCAGGAAGCCAAGGCGGTCATCGCAAAGTCTGTCGACAAGCGCTGGCTCGCCGCGACCGTCGACGAAAGCGTGCAGCGCTGCCAGGGTCAGCGGTCCGACGATCCCATCCCGTTTGACGCCGAGGATTGTCTGCAAGCTGCGGGCGGCGCGGCCGACGCCCGAATTGACGGCGAAGTCGAACAGCGCGAATCCAATGCCCGCCGGCATCCGGTCGGCACTGGCCGCCGACCAGTAGCGCGACCGATAGATCCGGGCCGCCTCGCTGCCCTCAAGGTCGCGCACCGCCGACTTCGGAAGCGCCCACCAGGGGCTGATCTGCCGCCAGCGTGCCAGGGTCTTGCGCGTAATGCCCATATTCGTTGCGCCACCGGGGTCATCAGGGTGGTCAACATAGCCGCCCTCAGACACCAGAACGTGTTCAAGCGCCCGCCGAAAGGCGGTGTCCTCGTCCATTTTCGATCCTTTTGTGCGTTAGCCTGAGAAACCGGAGGCGGCGGCCGGGCCGGCGCCCAGAACCGGACTGAACTGGGCTACGGTGAAATCGAAGCTGTCGGGCAATGACCCGAAATCGGCAATCTGGTCCGTGGCAGCGTAGTGAGCTATCTCGGTTGCCGCCGTGATGGTCCGCACAGGCGCCTCCTCAGGCCCGATTGCGATCTCATAGATCGGGCCGGCAGGATCAGCCGGGATGTCGATGCCGCTCCAGATGTCGGCATCAACCCGGCCGCGTCGGACAAAGCTGATCTCGATATCTCCGCTTGCCAGATCACGCCTGGCCGTGAGGTGGACCGGTGCCAATGGCAGCAAGGGTGTAATGTCCGCCTCGAGCGGTACCGTGCGGCCGCTCGGGTCGGCACTGCCCGCATGAATGCGAAATTCGGTGCCCGCAGCCATGTGCTCGCGCGGCAGGCTGATGCTTTGCTCACCGCCACCCAGCACAAGAATCTGCGCCCCAGCCGGCACCGGGCCTCCAATCGCGTAGTCAGTCTTCTCCAATCCGCGCAAGAACCGGGTCAGCCTGTATTGGCCCACACCGATCAGTTCGGCACCCGCAAAGCCGACAATCTCCCAGTGTCCGTCCGGGTGACACAGAGCCAGTCGGTTGGTACCGCCAAGTGCGGCATGCGGTTCCACCGCGCTCGGATGTCCGGCGGGCAGTGACACCTCAAGTGAGGCCTCCTGCCACAGTTCATGCCGGCCCTTGGGCAAGACACTCAGCGTTTCGCCGATCGAGGTGGGGTGATCGAGGCGGCAGAGCCGATCGCCGCCCTCACCCGGATAAAGGGTCAAATGGCCGGGCCACGGGTCGGCATAGGCCCCGACCAGCAACCGTCCGACGCTTTCATCTGCGTCTACTGGCGGCAACGGGGCCAACAAATACACCGGGTCCGAAACGCCCTTGATCAGCGCCGGCACTGATTTTGGCGCACTCACCGCCGTTCCGGCTTCCGGCACCGCCCCGCGGGTAACCGCCTCGATCTCGATGCCCGTTCCGCGCCTCAAGGCTGTGACGGTCATCGGTTTGCTGTCGCCGAGCGCGATCCTGTCGCCGGGTTCGAGCGCTTCGAATACCGGCGGCAGGGTGAAAGCCGTGCTGCGATGGCCCTGAGTCTGCCGCGCCAGCAGGTGTCGTGCGATGGCCTGCGCTGCCTCTTGATCGAGGGTCATGCCGGCGTGGTGGGCCAATACCGCGCCCGTCTGTGAGGGGGTGGACGCGGCCGCGCTGGCCCGGGCGTAATCCGCCAAGCGGTCCATAAAGGTGACGCTCAACCGGCGCGGGCTCTCACCGGCGTCGCCATGACGGCGGGTGATGAGCCCCTGCCCTTCGTCGGCCAACTGGTCAGGGTCGATCGTCAGCGCCGGACCCGCAGTTTCCCGGCGGATCTCACAGCCCTCCGGCGAAAACCGGATCTGAAGCCCGGTCGCTTCGGTCAGTGGCTCGAGTGCGCTCCGCGCCGATGACAGGCCCTCGACAATTACCCCCTCGATGAGCGGCAGCACGATCTGCCGGCTCGTCACCTCAACACCGTGGTCTGCAAGAATGGCCGCCGCCAGCTCGTCGCTCGTGGCCGCCCCCAACCGTCCATTGAGCCAGTGTCCGGTGGCATGAGCGCTGGCGTCGCTCCACTCGTCTTCGCGCAGCGGGAAGCCAGGAAAAGGACGCGCATCCCAGGCCCAGACATAAAGCCGGTCAGGATCGACCATCGTTGCCCCGTAAACGGCCGAAACAGGGTTATCCGCGGCGTCAAAACCCGTTGCGCCGGGCTGCCAATGCCGATGCTGGGCAATCAGATGCGCCCGCTGCATCGCCGGATCCGGCGTGCCGTCGGAGAAATAGGGCCGTGCATTCTCCGCACTCTTGGCGTCGGGAAACACATTGGGCTGATTGGCGCCGAATTCCACAGCGCCGCACCCGATCTCCGTCATCCAGACCGGTTTCATGCCTGGCAACCAGCCTGTCGGGCTGGCATCGCGCACGCCATCCACGCGATGATAATGCGCATTGGACCACCAGCTCCGGATGTCCTTGAACCGCCAGACCCAGGGTTCATCATGAACGCTGTCGGTTATCGGGCTGCGCTGCTGGGTCTGCCTGTCGGCCTCATCCGCATAAAACCAGTCGGCGCCTTCGCCGCCGGCAATCCCCGCCCCGAGATAATCGAGATCGTGGGGACAATCGGCGTCGGTGCGATCGAGGTGGTCTTCGCCATCGCGCCAGTCGCTCGCCATCATGTAGTTGTCGATGCCGACCGCATCGATAGCGGGATCGGCCCACAAACCGTCAAGATGAAACAGCTTGTCGCCCGGCGCATCTTCAGGCTGCAGGCCGTGATACTCGGTCCAGTCCGCCCCGTAGGTCAGCGCCGCGCCTTCTCCCAGCACACTCCTCACATCGCCAGCGAGCACCGCAAGCGCGTCAACGACCGGAAAGTCACGCATATCGCTGCGCAGCCGCGTGAGCCCGACCAGCTCGGAGCCGATCAGGAAGGCGTCAACTCCGCCGGCCATTTCCGCCAGATGGGCATGGTGCAGGATAAACCGGCGATAGCCCCAATCCGCGCCGCCGGAAAAAGAGACCGTGTTGCCGTCCGGGGCAAAATCACCACTCGCCGCCGAGCCGAAAAACCCTTCGACCTGCAACAGCACGGCCTCGCTATTGTCGGGTGTGCCCGTTTGTCCCGGAGCTGGATCGGCCGTGATCCGCCCGCGCCAGGGATAGGCCGGCTGACTGGCGGACCCGTCGGGTGAAGGCAGGGCGTTGTCCGCCTGGATATCCATCAGCACAAAGGGATAAAGCGTCACCTTCAGCCCGCGTGCCTTGAGATCCGCGATAGCAGCGAGCACCGACGCATCACTCGGGGTACCGCCAAAGGCGGGGCCACCCAGTGCTTCGGTGACGGGTGTTGCGCCGCTCCGCCCGATGCCGCTGACCTCCCAATCCGCATCGCGTATGTCGCGATCGGTACCGACCGTTTTCGGGCGAATGCTGCATTGCCCGCAGCGCAGATCGTCGCCGAACCAGCTCACCACCAACGCCACATGCTCGAGCGAGGGGCACAGCGCCTGCAGTTCGTCGAGCGACACTGTCCAGTCGGACAGCCCCTCCCGCTGATGGACGTTTTCTGGACGCGACGCCCCGGGCCCAAGAATGCGGTAGCGCGGCTCAGGGTCGTAGCCGAATTCGCTCGCCCCCGGGATCACGCAGACCGCCCGGATCATGGGCTCAAGCTCGCCGACCGGCCGGCACAGTTCGACACTGATTTGTGGAATGCGATTGCCATAGGGCGACAGATCGAGTCGCTCGAATACAATGTAAGCGGTGCCACGATAGGCAGGCGCATTACCCGCGCCCTGTTTCGCCTCTATGAAAGCGTCTGGAACCTGATCCTCGGTGCCGCGATAGAAGCGCCATGCGGTATTGCGCAGATCCATGGGTTCGCCATCGGCCCAGATGCGGCCGATATGGGCGATTTGTCCCTCACCCAACCCGATGGCGAAACTGGCCAGTAACCGATCGGGATCGTCACTTTCCGCCAGCAGGCCCTTGATGCCGCCGCCTTCGGCCAGGCGTTCAAGCTCAGTGGCCCAGATGATATTGCCGTTCAGCCGCGACCAGCCATAAAGCCTCGGGATACCGGCACCGATATCCGAATATTGCAGCCGAAGTTCGCCTGCAGGCTGGGGATCGTTGCCACCGAAGAGCCGGTCGTCGAGCGCGTTGCCTGCCAGCGCCCCCAGTGCCCGCCCGAGCGTTGCACCCAGCGGACCGAACAGCGCACCGCCGGCAGCCTGGCCGGCCAGCGAAAGGGCGAGAGTGGCCATCAGCCTTCCTCCGGGAAGTGAAAGTGTGCTGCGATCCGACACCGCCACCACTCATTGAGTGAAACTTCGACCACACCGGTTCCTTCGAGTGCGTGAACGAAGCGGTCGGCAGCGGTCAGGATGGCGCAGTGTTTCGGGGGGTGTCCGGGCAGCATGCGAAAAAGCACCAGCGTGCCCGGAGCATCTGACGCGCCCGCCGGCCTGAAGAAACGTTGCGCTGCCTCCAAAAGGTCGATGCCGGCCTCTGGATCGCGCCAGCGAGCGGAATAGGCCGGCATGGCGATCGGCTCGCGGCCGACCGCTTCGCGCCAGACACCACGCACCAGCCCGAGGCAATCGCAGCCTACCCCCTTGATGCTCGCCTGATGCCGGTAAGGTGTGCCGATCCAGCCGCGCGCCAGGGTCACGACATCCTGTCCGCCAGTCGCACCGGTCATCACGGCACCAGCGGCTCGCCGTTGAAGCGGCTGCCTTCTCTGGGATATCTCAAGATGAAGTCGCCGCCCGGGATATGCGGGAAACCTCTGAAGTTGACCGCATTGCCAAACCGGTCGCGACAGGTTGCGAAAGCGCGATCGCAGCCTTCAATTATCCGCACGGTGTCTCCCGGTGCGACCGATCCGAGCAGGTCTGCATCCGTGGCGATGGTATCCCCACCATCATCCCGGTCCTGTTGCGCGATCCGGTCGACGAGGCTGGCACGCTCGCCAGTCAGCCATTCTGCCCTGCCTTGCACCGACCAACCCACTGGCCGGTCCTCAAGTCCGGTGACGCGCAGATGGTGACCGCCGAGCACGGTCGTCACTGTCGCCACGCGCTGCCGCTCGGGTCCGCTGAGATCGACGCCGCATCTCGCATCGCCAAGATCCGCGTCGCAGCTTCGTTGATAGACCCGGCCGTTCGCCTGGTTGAGAGCTGCGTGCGGCGACCGCAGTTCGGCTCTGAATACCCCGTCCTGTTCGGTGACCTCCCCGATCGTGTCGCGGCTGCGCAAATGGCGCTCGGCCGGATCGAGCCAGTTCACCAGATAGGTCTCGATCACCGCGCCGGCATATCGCCCCAATTCAAGATCGCGCGGGGTAATCCGATCATCGTCGAGCAAACCGGCAACTTCGCTGGTATCCACTTCCGCGCCCAACCGGGCGGAGGCGGCGCCAGCGTCAAACCCGCTCATGGGCACGAACGCGGTAGCGTCGAAAGTGAGGGGCCGGTCGTGGTCCGTAAAGCCGAGAATTGCTCCGTCCCTGCGGGTCAGGCGCCAACACAGGCACAGGGTTGTCTCGCCGCTTTCAAGGTGGGCGGCAAATGCCGGGTCGAGCACACGCATCACACCACCTCGACAAGTGTGATATCTGGCGCTGCCGCCGCGTCGAAACTCGAAAGTTCAATGTCGAGCCTGTCGCTGTCGAACCGCACTTCACAATCGAATTGGAACCCGGCCGTGACCGGCTGTCCATTCGCCGGGGGCGCAGCGAACGTCACCAAGCCGGTCTCTGTATCAACCGCGAAATCTGCGGGCGCCGACAGTTCCACCCCGGCCACCGCCGTTCGGACCGATCCCTCAACAGGCTTGGTGATCCGCCGGTCATAAGGATCGAAGGTACCACCATATCGCTTGACGAGTTGGAAAGCGGTTTCAGTGCCGTCGCCGGTTCCGATCTCCTGATCCAGCGGCGTGATCCCGGCGCCAGGGGGGCCGGAGCCGTGATCGAGCGGGTCACGGAACAGGAAAGTGTGCAGCCGTCCGCGCCTTTCCTCAAAGAAGGCAATGACTTGCGCCAGGTCCGCCCGGGACTTCACGCCATAGCCGGCGTTGAACCGGCGGCGTGAGCCGGCCCAGCGGCTGTTGCGGGTTTCGGCACCATTGGCGAGCGTCGTCACCTCCGTCAGCCGTTCGGGGCCGCCACGTGCGGCGAGCGCAATGTCGGCAGGAAAACGTACCGGGTGAAAGGCCATCAGCTCGCCCTCGTGCCGCGGCGCACTGCGCGCAACAACGCAGCCCCTATTTCCGCTTCACCGGCGACGAAACTGCGCGCGTCGGGCGTCGAGATGTTCATTGTGACCATGATGGGCCTGCCACCGGCAGCACTGACGCCCAGCCTTCCGTCCGGCCCGCGCGTCAGGGGCAGGATCGCTTCGGGCCCAGCCTCCCCGGCCAGACCGGGGCCGGTTGCAGAGTTGAACTGCGTCGGCGCATTGATGACCCCGCCGCGCGCAAAGCGTTGAACGCCTCCGAGAGCCGGGTTCAGCCCGGCAAACAGGGATCCCACGGCTTGGGAAATCGCAGCGCCAACCGGCTTGAAGGCCGCCTTGAGCACCACATCTGCGAAGCGTCTCGCGATATCGCCCAACAGGTCACGCAAGGACCGGCCATCGGTCAGCGCGCGCCTGAACGCATTGCTCATTGAGGCGCCGACGGCGTCGGCAAGATCCTTGATGCGGTCGAGTTCGGCTTCGACATCGCCGAGTTCGCTGGCCGCTTCGCGAAATGCAGAATTTTCAGTCATGGATTTCGTCCGGGTATCGGGTCATGAGGTCGTCAAACACCTGACGGGTCATCGCCGTTTCGGTCGCCCATCCCGCGGCCTCAGCCAGGGCGAGGAGTTCGCGCGGCGTCAGCGCCCAGAACTCGCTGGGGGAAAGCCGGTAATGGCCAAAGGCGAGCGCCATGGCGTCAGACCAGGGAAAGCTTGTCACGCCTGGTCCCTGTCGGTGCCGAATGCTGCGGTGAGCAGGGCCAGCGCAATACGGGCCGCCCCTTCGATGCCGCCTTCGATCGGGGTGGCGAGGAGATCCTCCTCGTTCATCGGATCGCCTCCCCCCGCAAGACCTGCGGCGATGATGGCGGCAAGGTCCTGGGCGGAGATCCGCCCCTTTTCGAACCGGTCGGCAAGCTCGCCGAGATCGCCAGCGCCGAACCGGGTTTCCAGTCCGGCCAGTGCACCAAGGGTCAGGCACAGGCGGCGCTTGTGTCCCCCGATCACGGCTTCGATTTCTCCACGGCGGGGATTGATCATCAGGCAGCCTCGAATGTGATTTCGCCTGCGCTTTCGAGCGCGATCTCGAAGGTGACCTCGCCGGCATGGTCGGCAGAGAAGCTCAGCGCCGTGATCTGGAAGCCGCCTTCGATGATCCCGAAATCGGGCAGGATGATCTGCCAGTTACGCAGCACTCCGCCAAAGAAGACCTCCCGTATGCGGGCGTCCGAGGCCTGGTCTTTGAAAATTCCGGACCCGTTGACGGCCGCCGTTTTGACACCGCCACCAGCCAACAGCTCGCGCCAGCGCCCCGCAGATTCTGCATCGGTGACATCGATGGCCTGAGCGTTGAAGGCAAGGGCGCGGCTGCGCATCCCGGCCACGGTGATGAACGCGCCGGCGCCAGTTTCGTCGAGTTTGAGGAGCATGTCCTTGCCGGACTGAGCACTCATGATTGTCTCCATTGCCTTGCTTGAGTTCAGGCCGGTTCGGTGAAGAACCGCAGCTTCAAAGTTGCGCGGGTCCAGCCGCGGCGCGGCTCGATTTCGCTGTCGGTGCGCTCGTGATGGCGGTGGGTGATGCGCCACCCCGGGGGATCGCCGAGATCAAAAAGTGCAACCCGGGAAACATCGGCAGCAATCGCCAGGGCCGTTGCCCGGCTGGCCCGCGGAACCCAGACGGTCAGGGTCAGCCGGTGATCGGCGCCCGGCGCTAGGTCACTGTCCCGGTTGAGGGCATCGTGTCGCGTGATCGCCAGGTAAGGCGGGTGCCGGCCCTGGGGCGGCGCATCGAGGATTCCGTCGCTGCCGATAGCACCCGCCACCGCCGGGTCGGCAGCCAACGCGCTCACCAGCGCAGCTTGCAGCGCAGCCATGGCGTTGTTGAGGTCGGTGTCAGGCACTGAGACCTCCCAGCGGATCGGCGATCATGCAGGTCAGGGAGAGATAGGCCTTTCGCCCGTTGAGATCGTCCGCCGCGACGACATCGAGCGATTGCCCGCGATAGGTCAGCCGATCGCCCGGTGTCAGATCTGTGCGGTAGCGCAGCACGACGCTGTGGGTGGATTGTGCAGCGGGTCCCGCCCCATGCGCGGTCAGGGCGGGGTTTCGGGCAGTCACCCGGGCCCAGACCGTTGCCAACGGGACAAAGGCGATTTCCTCGCCCCCGGCGCCGTCGGGTGTCGTGACACGCCGGAGCAGCTGCACCCGGTCGCGCAGTGTGCCAAGAGCAGGGACCCTCGCGTCGCTCATAACGCCACCTGCCGATAGCCTTCGACCAGCCGGTCGAAACCGGCGGGCACCACGGCTCCGGAGCCGGCCATGATCACGGCGTCGCGGTGCTCGAACCAGTGCGCGACAAGGCTCAAGACAGCCTGCTTGAGCGGCGCGGGCACATCCGATGCGGCTTCGCCATAGCCAGCGAGATAGTCGATCTCGATTGCTGCGAAAGGCCTCAATGTGTCCGGCCCGGGGATACTGCTCGGCAGGATCAGGCGCGCCGGTGTCGAGCCGGTTTCGGCGATGAACTGCGCCAGCGGCAATTCGGTCTCTTCGCCCTCGGCATCGAATACCCGGATCGCGCTCACAGCGCGCAGCGGCGCGATGGGCATGCGCACTTCACGGCCCTCAGGCCAGGCGTCGAGCGCCAGCCGCCAGCTCTGGTCGATCATGGCGCGGCGCGTGACCACTTCTGTGTGGATGCGGGCCGCTGCGATCAGGGTGGCGATCAGATCGTCTTCATCGCCAGTGTCGACGCGCAGGAATGCTTTGGCTTCGGCAAGGGTCACCGGCTCAAGCGCCGGTCCCGCCAGCAATATCGATGTCATGAAAGTATCCTCAAAGCGAAAGGCAGGGTGCCCCGGCCGGCGGGAGGGACCGGCCGGGGCCTCGGGCTCGACCGGTCAGGAAACCGAGAGCCTGAGAAGCTTGATGGCGTCGAAGTCGGCAACGCCGCCACCGACGCGTTTGGTGGTGTAGAAAAGGACGTAGGGTTTGGCGGTGAAGGGATCGCGGATCACATTCACGCCCTGCCGGTCGACGATCAGATAGCCGCGGCGGAAGTCGCCAAAGGCAATCGGGGTCTCATCGGAGCCGAAATCGGGCATGTCCTCGGCCTCGACCAATTCGAAGCCCAGCAAGGTGGCGCGGCCATTCGGCGCGAGCGCGGGCTGCCAGATATAGTTGCCGTCCGCATCCTTGAGCTTGCGCAACGCGGCCTGGGTGCGCCTGTTCATCACCCAATGGGCGTTCTGACGGTAGCCGGCCTTGAGCGCATAGACGAGATCGATCAGTACGTCGGTCTCATCGCTCGCCGGCAGATCGGCATCCACGCCGGTTGCGACATAGCCGATATTGCCCCAGCTCCAGGCACTCTCCGCCACCTGGGTCTCGGAGAGGAACCCTGTGGGCTTCTTGACCCCATCACCATTGATGAAGGCCGCGCTTTCCTGCCCTGCGAACGCCGCGTCGATCTCCTCGGCAATCCACTGGCCGACATCGACCGCTGCATCGTCGAGGAAGGACGCCGTCGCCGCCGGCATGGCGTAGAGCTCTGCGGTGGGGAAATCGATGGCATCGAGCACCGGGGAGTTGGTCTCGGGCCGGGCATCGGTTTCGCCCACCCAGCCGGTCGCCGGACCGGTCACCGAGATCGGTTTGCGGTAATTGGGACCGGAGACACGCCGGATCCCGGCAATCGAGCGGATCGGCGAGACGCTGGAGAGCCGGCGCAGGATTTCGGTCTCGGTTTCGTCCGGCACCAGGTAGCCGCCATCGGGGTTGGAGCCGATGGAGAGCGCCTTTTCCTCGCCGTGGCGCACATAGGCAGAAAAGGCAGCCCCATACTCATCATCGAAAGCCGGCGTGCCGGTTTCGAGCGCCGGGCGCGCGGCTTTCAGGGCCATGGCATCGAGCGCCGATTTGTGCCGGTCGAGCGCTGCGTTGAGACGGTCGAGCTTGTCCTCGCTCAGGGGATCAGCGGCACCCTTTTTCTGGATATCGGCCAGCCGGGCATCGTTCTCGGCCTTGAAGGTCTCGAACGCCCTGGCCAACTCTTCCATGGCACTCACGGCATCGCCACCCGGTTCGGGGGTCGGCAGCGCCTTGTTTTCCACCGGCAGAGCCTTGGTTTCGAGAGACGCAGAGTTCTGCGCCCCGGCCGGATTGGTCGGTTCGGTCATGATGGGTCCTTGGTTTGGGGTGTTGAGTGTGTCGGCTCAGGCCGCGAGCGCGGCGATGGCGCGCCGGGCGCCGGCGGCCAGAAGGTGCAGATGGTCCGGGTCACTGTGGGATCGGGCGGAGATGCGGGCGCCGGCATGCATGGGAAAGGTCACGATCGAGACCTCCCACAAATCGATCTCCCACAGGCGTCTTCCCGCGCCCTGCTTGTCGGCCCGCACGGTGCGAAAGCCGATGGAGAGCCCGTCCAGCGCGCCGCCGCCGATCAGCCGCTTCAGCGTATCGGCCCGCCCGCCATCGGCGATCAGCCGTCCTTCGGCGAACAGGCCCCTGTCGTCTTCCGCCAGCCGGGCCCAGGCCCCCACGGGTTCCCTCGGATCATGCTGAAACAGCATGCGCACGCCCTTTGCGTTCCGGCGTGCCAGAGACGCGGCGAAAGCGCCGGGCATCACCCGGTCTCCCGATTGGTCCGCGGAGTGGAACAGGCTGGCATAGCCGGCGAAATGGCCATTCTCATCGATCAGCATGGGCTTCAT